GCTGCGGTATCTTTCCAAGACCATTCAATGGAAACACCACCTGCTATGCTAGAATATATTGCGATTATAGCAACTAACGATTTCTTCGTACAGGTTCAAGGAACCAACAACGGAACAGCCAAGTCTGTTTCTGGTAAATTATACGGATATCGTGCAAGAGCAGATGCATCTGTTTACGCTGCTCTGGTACAATCTGAAGTTCTCTCTTCATGAGGTGTTTAGATTGGTGGCTATTCATGGCCGCTGGTGTGGACCCAACTGGACAGACGGAAGAGCAATCAGCGCACGAGACTACAAACTCCAAGGTGGAGATTTCAAAGGCTCGTGTGTTGATTCTCTTGATTGCGCTTGTCGTGAGCATGACAAAGGGTGTTCCGGTAAATCTGGATGTTCTGCTGCTGCTGATCGGAAACTAGCGGCGAAAGCTCAGTGGATAGCATTGACAAATCCTAAATTACGATCTGTTGCACAAGTAATTGCATCAGGAATAGCACTTGCATCACTAACTAGGAGTAGATAATATGCCAACAGTAACAATGACATTAGAAGAATACGAAGCATTACGTTCACTAATCACTAGTGAAAGAGAATCTGAAGGTGCAAGTCTTGCAGATCGTGAACTAACTACAAAACCTAAGAGACGTAAGAAGTCAAAATACCAGAAAGAACTCGGTAGACAATTGAAGATGCTGAAGAAAAAACATCCTAGAACAAAGATTACAGCACTCATGAAGCGCGCTCATCGTGCAACAAAGAAGGCTTTGAAATGATTACTTGCCCAGTATGTGGTAAGAAATACAAAACTAAGTTAGGATACATTAGACATTTTAGATCTAAACACCAAAAGTAGAATTATAGCATTCTTGACAAGGTATCTGATGAAACATAATGTATGTTTGAGCCTCTTGGCTAGGCACAGATACCATCTTTTTGCACATTAAACACTCTGCATAATACTGAATCATTCTTCACACCTCAGTAGATTCCACAAATATAACCATTCAATTATCTCTTTCATTGTCCCACCTTCAGTTCTAATTGAATAGCACGACAGAGAAAGTCACTAACTTCTTCTCTAGCGTGAAGAATTGCTAGTAATCTTCTAGTTGCAATTACAGATGTATCGATTTCTTGCGGTCTTAATCTATCTATGATTGCACGATCTACAAACTTAGATCGTAATTTAGGTCGAACTTCTTCATTTAGAGTTTCAACTGTAGATAGTTTTAGTGAGAATGTTCTGTTAATGTGCATTATTTCATCTCCTTACATTCACAAATTCCATCATTATTGTAATTTGTAATTCGTTCAGGGTTGTAAGCACAAACCCTAAGACATTCATAACAATCATAATTCATTCTTCAGCACTCCTATATTCGACAACTAAGTTTTCTAATTGCCATAATTCGTACTGGTTTAGGCTTTTTACAATCGCTCTCAATAGTTGGATGGATGATTTTGGCTCCATATTTAGCCCTAAACGGCTTTTACTTATGTAAGTAACCCCAAAGAATAGGCAGGGAGGGCTAGATTCAGGGGACTACGCCCCAAATCCACGCCAAGACGGCCCAGATGTTCAAGACAAGGTTACTAAGAAATATAATAAGTCTCTTCCATTCATGATAGGTTATGCCTAAAGGACTCAAGCAGACTTCCAGCCTAATTACAATCGGATTCCAAGTTGATGAAAGTGCACCTGATACTTTCACACAAGGAAGCGTAGATCTACAACTAAATCCACTAGATAACGAAATCTTCGTTGTCATCGCTGCGGATCTAAACATTGGAAGCCCTAACACAATTACTGGTGTAAACACTCAACTACAGGCTGCACTTACTAGCACAAGTCGTACTGCACTACCTAACTTGTCTGATTCTGCATGTATAGCAGTAACAAACAAAACAATTAGATCAGACCCAATCGCTGCGGTATCTTTCCAAGACCATTCAATGGAAACACCACCTGCTATGCTAGAATATATTGCGATTATAGCAACTAACGATTTCTTCGTACAGGTTCAAGGAACCAACAACGGAACAGCCAAG